TTATATGATGATGTGACAGTTCCAGAATATGCGACAACATCATCTGCATGTTTTGATTTGTCTGCTTATTTAACAAATGATACTATTATTACTTTTTTTGAACCTAATAATAAAAAAAATGAATTAGTTGTTACTGACAGTAGATTAGTCATGATACCCAACTATAGATATATGATTCCTACAGGTTTGATTTTTGATATTCCACATGGTCATCATATAAAAGTTCATCCAAGATCAGGTCAATCAATTAAACAAGGATTGATTACAGTAAATAATACTGGTATAATTGATGAAGACTATGTGGAAGAGTGCAAATGTCTAATGGTGAATACAAGTGGTATAAATATAAGTATAAAGAACGGAGAGAGAATTGCACAGGCAGAAGTTTGCAAGGTCGAACCAATTTGTATAAATATTACTGAGGAAAGACCGACACAGAAAACAAATAGAGATGGCGGTTTCGGATCAACGGGACAATAAATGAAAACATTTATAGAGAAAAGAAAAGAACTACAGGAAAAAGGTATTTCAAGAGTTTCGAAACATATATCAGAACATGATTATGGTTTTTTAACTTCATTTAGAGGCTATAGAGATTGCGGAAAAGGGACTAAATATACAACAAAAGAAAATTTACAGCGCAATAAATCACTATTAGCTAAGTTGCTTGCAGGAGGTTTTAGGGTTACTAAAATAAGAGGAAGTTATATAGAAGGATTTGGTTCTTCTTCTGCTCAAAAACCTCAAAAAGAAAATACTTTTTTTGTAGTTGATATGGAGAATAAGGGAACTTTAAAAAAATTGTTACTTAAACTCGGAGAAGAATTTGAACAAGATAGTATTTTGTTCGGAAAAGCCGGAGAAAATAATACTTTTGTGATAGGGACAAATCATTGTCCAAATAATCAGATTAAGTATCATGAAGAAATTCCTCTTGGAAAATTAAAAGGAAATGAGGCAACATTTATGTCGAGAACAGGAAGTCGCCCTTTTAGTTTTGGTGATGATACTTTTGCCGAAGAGGATATTATAGAAGATTATGGTATATGTAAATTTCCTACCGAAATGCGTGGTCCTATGATCATGGCACAAAAAAATTGGTGGGATCTAGAAGTTTAAGAGGAGTTCATTTTTGAATCCTCTATTGTGGCAAAAAGCCACACCCTCTGGCGAAAGCAGAGGAATTTTGTTAATCTCGCTTATAAAGGAGAAATATGACTAGTTACTTAGTACCGAGAACAATTGAAGATATTGAAAGACAATTGTCACAGTCAATTGGATTTGACACATTTTTCAATAGGTTATTTGCTAATGATTTTGCGGCAACAAATGGAGGCGGATATCCTCCATATAATATTCGAAAACTTGATGATTATAAGTATGCTATTGAATTGGCACTTGCTGGTTTCAGTAAAGATGATTTGGATATTGAATTGGCCGAAGGTACTTTGACTATAAAATCAGCACCTGTTGAAAAAAAAGGTGATGAGGAATATATACATCATGGAATTGCAAAACGTGTATTTACGAGAAAATTTCATTTAGCAAATGATATTGTTGTGAAAGGTGCGGATTTGTTAAATGGTCTTTTGACTATTGATCTGGAGAGAGTGATACCAGAAGAAAAAAGACCTCGTAAAGTTGCAATTGGTGATGGTGTGAAAGTAGTTGAACATAAAGTAGTATAATAATAAGGGGGCGCCAAGTGCGCCCCTTTTTTGTTTGTAGGAAATAAAATGAAACTCACACAGAACTTTTCTCTTAAAGAAATGACTTTTTCCGATACCGCAATTCGCAAAGGTATCGACAATACCCCAAATATGGAACATATTGTGGCATTGACAAATCTTTGTTGTCACATACTCCAACCAATACGAGAAAATTTTGATCAGTCTGTAAATATTAATTCCGGTTATCGTTCAGTTCAACTTTGTGAAGCAGTTGGTTCCTCTGCCAAATCTCAACACGCTAAAGGTGAGGCTGCAGATTATGAAATTTATGGATTGTCTAATTGGGAATTAGCATCATGGGTTTATGAAAATTTAGATTATGATCAATTGATTTTAGAATTCCATGATCCTGAACAAGATCCAAATTCCGGTTGGGTTCATACATCATACCGCAGAGACGGACAAAACAGAGGACAAGCATTAATCATAAACGCCAAAACAAAAGGCAAATATCTGGAATGGAATCCAGGTAAAAAAAAGTAAAATGAATAATTTTTACATTCAGTTTTATAATAATGCTCTGTTGGTTAATCGTAGACTATTATTCAGATATAAAAAATTTCTTGACAATCAGTTAGAATATTGTTATCATATATTAAATAATGATAAAAATGAGAAAACTGTTGTCAAGGATTCTAAATGACTTTTTATACAAATGTTCAAAATTGGGGTGGTAAAATTTATTATCGTGGAATCGATAAAGATGGAAAACATTTCAAGCATCGTGTAGAATACAATCCTACCCTCTACATACCCTCACCAAAACCCTCTGAATACACCACACTTGATGGTGAATATGTGGCACCTATAGAGTGTGGCACTATCAAAGAAGCAAAAGAATTCATAAAAAAATATGAAGATATTGAAAATTTTCGAATATATGGAAATACAAATTATCATTATACCTTTATCGCAGATAAATTTCCAAATACAGTTTCATATGATTTAAATAAAATTTGTATTGCAAATATTGATATTGAAGTTGGTTCTGAAAATGGATTTCCTGATCCTCAAATAGCAAGTGAACCAGTTACTGCCATTACTGTTCAAATTGGTGATCAATTCGTTGTATTTGGTGTTGGAAAATATCTTGTTCATCAAGATAATGTAAAATATTTTTCTTGTGATGAGGAATTACACTTACTTAATGAATTTATGTCTTGGTGGAAAATGCAAGATATTGATATCATCACAGGTTGGAACGTAAAGTTTTTTGATATTCCTTATCTTATAAATCGTATGAATAGATTGTTTGACGAAAGATATTCAGCCGATTTGTCCCCTTGGCATTTTGTAAGTGAAAGAACAGTTAATCAAGCAGGTTTTGGTGGCACAAGAGAGCAGCAATCTTTTGAGGTAATGGGTGTGGCTACTCTTGATTATCTTGATTTATATCGTAAATTTACTCACACACAACAAGAAAATTATCGTTTAGACCATATTGCTCATGTTGAACTCGGAGAACGAAAACTTGATTACTCTGAGTTTGGTTCACTCCATAATCTCTGGAAAGAAGACTATCAAAAATTTATTGACTATAATATTAAAGACGTTGAATTGGTTACTCGTCTTGAAGAGAAAATGAAGTTGATTGAAATGTCCATTGTACTGGCATATGACGCAAAAGTAAATTATACTGATGTATTTACTCAAGTTCGTATGTGGGATACATTAATCTATAATGAACTGCGAGGAAAAAATATTGTCATTCCTCCAAAGCAAAATGTAGTCAAAAACGAACCTTACATGGGAGCATATGTAAAAGAACCTACTCCTGGAATGTATGAGTGGGTGGCTAGTTTTGACCTCGACAGTTTGTACCCGCATTTGATCATGCAATATAATATTTCTCCTGATACGATCATTAAAGATTATCCTCCAAAACCTGTTACTGTAGATAAATTACTTGACCGAGAAATTGACACTGATTATGCAAAACGTCAAAGGATGGTTCTGGCCGCAAATGGTTTTCATTTCAAGAATGACAAACAAGGTTTTCTTGCGGAGATGATGGAAAGAATGTATGCCGAGAGAAAAACTTTTAAAAAAGAAATGCTCAAAACAAAACAGGAATACGAGAACGAAACAGATCCTGTGAAAAAGAAAGAACTGGACAAGAAAGTTGCAAGTTTAAATAATATGCAAATGGCGAGAAAGATTCAATTGAATTCTGCTTATGGTGCATTAGGCAATCAGTATTTTCGTTTCTATGACATTAAACAGGCGGAAGCAATTACATCGGGTGGTCAATTATCTATTCGTTGGGTTGAACGTGATGTAAATCTGTATCTGAATAAAATACTCAAAACAAAAGAGGATAAAGATTATATCATTGCTGTTGATACTGATTCCATTTACGTCTGTTTCGATGATTTAGTTAAAACTGTTTTTGAAGATACATCTGATAAAGAGAAAATCATTAAGTTTTTGGATAAAGTTTGCGATACCAAGATGCAACATGTGATCAATGAATCGTATGATAATCTTAAAAACTATATGAATGCATATCAGCAAAAAATGAACATGAAGAGAGAAGTTCTGGCAGATAAGGCAGTGTGGACTGGAAAGAAACATTATATTATGAATGTTCATAACTCTGAAGGTGTTCAATATGCTAAACCAAAACTCAAAGTAATGGGTATCGAATCTGTTAAATCATCTACACCTGCTGTTGTTCGTGGTAAACTGAATGATGCATTTCAGATTTTGATGAATGGAACTGAAAATGAGATGATTGACTTTATTGAAAAGTTTCGTGTAGAATTTAGTAAATTACCAGCAGAAGATGTTGCGTTTCCTCGTTCTGTAAAAGGAATCGCTAAATATTCCGATAGTGTTAGTCTTTACAAAAAAGGAACTCCTATTCATGTTCGTGGCACTATTATGCATAACCATTTGCTCAAGCAAAAAAAGTTAACTAATGTCCATGCTCTAATTCAAGAAGGTGAGAAAATTAAATTTACTTATTTAAAAGTTCCAAATCCCACTGGTGAATCTGTGATTAGTATGAGTACAATACTACCACCAGAATTTGAATTGGAAAAATATGTTGACCACGATATGCAATTTGATAAATCTTTCCTTGAACCTTTAAAGGCAATACTTAAATGTGTTGATTGGGATTATGAAAGAAGAAACACCATTGATAGTTTTTTTATATGATCGTTGAAGAACTTATAGAATATTTCACAAATAATTGTGACCATAGAAAAATTCCATCAATAAACAAAGAAAATTGGAAATTATTGATTAGTAAATATGATAAAGATGATATTAGAGATTCGTTGGCAAGATATATCACTTTGAATGATGTTCCTTTTCCTTTAAAAGAAATAGAACATGCAAGATTAATACGTTTGTTTGACCGTTTTTCCATTATTAGTATGCTCAAAGAATATAAAAATTTTTCTATCGTTAAAGAAAGATACGATTACAAATATAAGTATTCAGACAACCCTCTAGGGGTAATTGATCGTTCTCATGCATATAATGATGTCAGTGATTACTTTCAGCAAGAAAATAGAATGAAATGCGGTTCAAATTCGGTGAGTTCTCCATGGAATATTTGGTCTGATGAAAAAAAACTTTCGAAAATGAATTGGATATTCTGGAGAGATGGTGTTATGGGAAATAGTGCAATTGATGATAAGACATTTAGATCATCGTTTAGACTTGGAACCTATACAGCCACTCAATTTAAACCTACCGTGGCGAAAGCATTGTATGAAAAACATAAAGCAAAAAATGTATTAGACACCTCTTGTGGATGGGGTGATCGTTTAGCTGGATTTTATGCTACTGCAAATACTCATTTATATGTGGGATGTGATCCTAATCCTGAAACATTTGAGGTTTACAAAAAACAATGTTTATTTTATGAAAAAACATTAGGTTTTTCAAATAAACCTATTTTAATAGAGAAAGAAGATTATTTTGAATGTATTGGTGGTAAAACCGTTAAGATTTGGAGAAAACCTTCAGAAGATGTAGATTGGAATCTTTATGAAAATACTTTTGATTTTTATTTTACATCTCCTCCTTATTTTGAAACTGAAAAATATGCCGAAGATTCTGATAAAGTTGCTGATCAATCTTGGAATCGATATAATACATTTGATAAATGGAAATATGACTTTTTCTTTAATGTTACGAAAAAAGTTTGGAATACAATTAAAGATGATGGTTTTATGATGATAAACATTATTGAACCAAGAAGCACTGGGAATAAAAGATTAAATCTGTGTGATGATATGGTTGAATATTTTAAACAGTTTGAAAAATCTAATTATCTTGGAAAAATAGGTATGCGTATGGCTGCAAGACCAAATGCTAGTGAATTGGCAGATGTTTTTATAGAACCCATTTGGGTATTCAGAAAAAATAACAGAAATTATATTGAGACTTTTGAAAACACTATTGATAAATTTTATAATTAAGGATAGAAACATATGGATTTAAAAATGTTAATTAAGGAGAGTGGAAATGAGTACGCTGGAATCGTTTCTGATGGAATTGAGGCAGGAGATGTTGAATCTTTTATTGATACTGGAAGTTATGCTCTTAACGCTTTACTCTCAGGTTCTATCTATGGTGGACTCGCTTCGAACAAAATTACTGCTTTTGCAGGCGAAAGTGCCACCGGAAAGACATTCTTTGTTTTGGGTGTTGTCAAACAGTTTTTAGAAGATAATCCTGATGGTGGTGTTATTTATTTTGAAAGTGAATCTGCATTAACAAAACAAATGATAGAATCTCGTGGAATTGATAGCAAAAGAATGGTAATAATGCCTGTTGCTACGATTCAGGAATTTTCTCATCAGTCAGCAAAAATTCTTGATAAGTATCTTGAGCAAGATAAAAGTGATCGAAAACCTTTGATGTTTTGCCTTGATTCATTGGGTATGTTGTCCACATCAAAAGAAATGACAGATACCACGGACGGTAAAGAAACTAAAGATATGACACGGGCAGCACTCACAAAAGCAGCATTTAGAGTGTTGACACTAAAATTAGGAAAATGTAAAATTCCAATGCTTGTGACTAACCACACTTACTCTCAGGTCGGTACAATGTTTCCTCAGCAGGTGATGGGAGGTGGAACTGGATTATATTATGCTGCTACAAATATTATATTTCTAAGCAAAAGAAAAGAAAAAGTGGGCACTGAAGTTATAGGCAATATAATTCATTGTAAGAATCAGAAATCTCGTTTGACGATTGAAAATAAGATGATTGATGCTCTTGTGACTTACGATAAAGGATTAGATAGATATTATGGTATGCTTGAACTTGCTGAAGCATGTGGTGCATTCAAAAAAGTTTCTACTAGATATGAATTGCCCGATGGTTCAAAACAATTCGGAAAAACTATTTTAGCCGAACCTGAAAAATATTTCACAGAGGATATTCTCGGGAAAATTGATGAATATTGTAGTCAAGAATTTCTTTACGGTAAAGGAAAAAAAACTTTTGATGAAACATTAGAGGAAGAAAATGGAAACGAAGAGTAAATATGAATTGATAAAATATGATGATGATGAAACTTATGCTTTCAGATTGACCGAAGGAAAATTTAAAGACGTTGTATATAAGTATAATCGTTTTGGTATAATCGAACCAAAAGAAAATGACGAAGTATTGAATTATAAATTTGAATATGATATACTAGAAATACCTGAAGAAATCAGAGGTAAACAATATTCTGATGATGAAGGTAAAGAATTTGAAGAACTCATTGGTGATATTTTAATTAAAGTTATAGAAGAAAACATCGAATTTAAAGAGGAAGATGACGGTAAGACTAGAAGATACAATTTTAAAGAACCTAATTTATTTTGAGGAATTCACAAGAAAAACGATTCCTTATATTAAACCAGAATATTTTTCTGAGCAAACCGATAAAATTTTATTCACACATATAAAAGATTTCCTATCGAAATACAACTCTCTTCCAACAAAAGAGTCCTTACTCATTGAACTGGGTGAAGATTCTAAACTTACAGAAGAACAATATAAAATATCCTCTAAAAAAATTTCAGAATACTTTTTTACAAAAGATGATAAACC